ACCTTTACAAAAATATGATTTATTATTTATGAATTTAACAGGAGAAGAATTAAATCATTGTGGAGTTATTTGTGATGATTTTGGAAATGAGCTTTTACATCATATGCAAGGTAGACTATCATGTAAAGAGACTTATACAAGCTGGTTTCGTAAAATTACAGGGAGGATAGTACGTTATGACAACTTGCCTTCGTAAGTTAAAACTATATGGTGATTTAGCGGAACATTTAGAAGTAAAAGAGATAGAAATAGATGTAGCGACTGTTGCTAAAAGTATTCAATGTTTATTGGCATACCATCCAAAAGCAGAAAGTTACATGATGAACAGAAGTTATAGGGTATTAGTAGAGGATAGACCAACTGAATTAGAAGAGTTACATTATCCTGCTGGCAGAGGAGATATAAAAATAGTTCCTGTTATTACTGGGGAAAGTGGTAGAGGACTTGGATCTATTTTATTAGGTGCTGCATTGATAGGTGGTGCTTTTTTATTTAATCCAGCACTTACAATAGGTTCATTTACTGGGGCCTCAGGTGCAACAGCTTTTAGTTCATTAGGTTTTGCAACGAAAGCTGCAGTAGGTATTGGTGGTGCTTTAGTTTTAGGTGGAATATCTCAGATGCTAACGCCTGTTCCACAAGCTCCAGAAGAAGATCCAGAAAATAGTTTTGCTTTTAACTCTCCTGTTAATACAGCTAGGGCAGGTTTAGCTATACCTTTAATATACGGAGAAAGGCTTGTTGGTTCTGCTGTAATTTCAGCAGGTATTACAACTGAAAGAGTTGTGGAGTAGTAAATGGAAGAAAATAATTTAGATCAAATTAGCGGTAGTAAAGGCGGTAAAGGCGGTGGAAATCCCACAACAGCAAAAGATAATTTAGATAGTATTGCAAAAATTAAAATTTTAGATGCTTTAGGAGAGGGTGATATTGATGGTTTTGCAACGCCAAGAAGTATAGGATTATCGCAAAGTGATGCAAATTATAATAAAGCACTACTTAAAGATATATTTTTTGATAATACTCCAGTTTTAGAAGAAACAGCTAGTGTCGCAAATCCATCAGATGATGATTTTAATTTTGATGACATAACAGTTGGCCACAGAAGAGGCACAGGTACGCAATCAGTAATTAAAGGTTTTGCTGCAACTCAAACTGAAGTAACTGTTAATACTGAAGTTACAAAAACAAATCCTGATGCTGGTACGACTCAAACTATAACTGATGCTTCTGACACCATTGATAGGATTAGATTTACAATAAATTTTCCAGCGTTACAAAAATTTGAAAGTGACGGAGATATTGTAGGAAGTAAAGCAGAATATAAGTTTTTAATAAGTTATGATGGTGCTGATTTTATTAATATGTCTCTTGAAGCGTCAGGAGAAGATGTAACTTTTGCTACCAGTGGTCGTAGTGGGGATTTATACCAAAGGAGTTATGGTTTTAACCTAAGAGAAGCTGGATATACCAGTAATATAAGAATAAGAATAGAGAGAGTAACAGACGATCCAGGTACAAAAACACAAAACTCATTTACTTGGTTTTCATACACAAAAATAAAGTTTGACAATAATAGATACCTAAATACTGCTTTAGTAGGGTTACAGACTACAGCAGAACAATTTAGTTCTATACCTGTTAGAAATTACAGAGTTAGAGGATTAAGAACAAGAATCCCAAATACAGCAACAGTAGCAACTGGAACTAGCAAATTAGCAGGTAGGATTACATATTCTGGAACGTGGCCTGGTGCTGGTGCTAGTGGTAATAATAATTTTACGACTACATGGCATAGCGATCCAGCGTGGATACTTTGGGATCTTTTAACAGAGGAAAGATATGGATTAGGTATAGATCCATCTACATTAGATGAGTTTAGTTTTCTTGCAATTTCTCAGTACAACAATGAACTTGTAGCAGATAGAGTACCAGCACCTACAGCGATTTCTGGTACTGGAACTTATGACCAAAGTTCATCAACTACAATTACCATTACTTCTACTGGACATGGTTTAGGAAATAACTTCGTTGTTAATCTAGATTTTACTTCGGGTGGACAATCAGATGGTGGCGATGGTGAATATCAAATAACAAGACTTAGTGCTAATGCTTTTACAGTTACAGTTGAGACTAGCGGAACAAACTCTGGCAACGTAAGTTTCAATACAAACGATTTAAAATTTGGTACATGGACACAGACTGCTAATAAAACTTTTGTTGAGGTTACAACGATTGATGGTAATACACCTCCCAATGAAATAAGTCATAATTTAAGTAGCAGAGATTTTTTATTTTGTAAGTTTAGAGGAGCAAACCCTAGACCTGCTGATGGTACATATAAAATTAAAAAGACAGGAAGAAAAACTTTTCGATTATTAAATGTATCTTCTATAGGTTCTACTCAAACTGGTACTGTTTCATTTTCAAGAGAAAGCAGTGAAGTTAGGTTTGCTTTTAATGGTGTAATAAACAAAGAACATAGAGCCTTTGATTTAATAAATGCAATATGTTCTACGATGCGTGTTATGCCTTTTTGGAGTGCTGGCAGCGTTACTCTTATACAGGACAGACCTGCAACACAAACATCAGGTTCTTATACAGCTAATGGAGAAGTAGCACCTGTATTTATTTTTTCTCAGGCAAATGTAGAAGGAGGCAATTTTACATATGAAGGAAGTGATATAAAAAACAGAGCAACATTAGTGGCGGTTAAATATTTTGATATGGAGCAACGTAAATTTGCTAGGGTTCAATTTCCTGTTAAAGATAATATTGCATCTGATTCAGCAATTACTAAATATGGAATTGTAAAACGTGAATTAAATGCTTTTGGCTGCACAAGTCAGGGTCAGGCAATGAGGCTTGCCAAATGGACAAGAGAAAGTGAACAGTTACTTACTGAAACTGTTACTTTCACGGTATCTATTGATAGTGGAATTTATGTAAGGCCAGGTCATGTTATTGGTATTAGTGACAGAGTAAGAAATGGAGATTTTAGAAGAGCAGGTCGTGTGAAATCTGTTCAAGATTCTACAACTGACAGAATTAATTTAGATAGTGATGTAACTACAAGTCTTTATGGCTACAGAAGTATGACTGGAACATACACTCAGTCTGGCACGACCATAACAATCACTAATACAAATAACAGCGGTACTCCTATATCACATTTTTACGAAATAGGAGCACCAATTACAGTTGACTTTACCAGTGGTTCTGCCGTAGACGGTAACTTCACTGTGGTTTCTGTACCCTCAATAACAACTTTTACAATAACTGCTTCTTCATCAGCTACTAATAGTGGAAATGTAACTGTGACATATAGAGATACAAGGATGGTTTCTGTAGTAATGCCTGATAATTCCGTATCGAGAAAAGAAGTTAATTTTTTAAGAAAGTCAGACAATTTGCTTGATGTAGTGGGATCTTTTGAAGATGCTGAAGGCTCAAACACAGCACCAGAAGTAAATACTGTATGGGTTTTGGAAATTATTAGTACTACAGCTAATAGAAATTTAGAAACTGATTTATTTAGAATTATTAGTGTAACTGAAGAGCAGGGAGCAAAATATAAAGTAACAGCACTTACATACAACCATAGTATTTATGCTGCTGTTGACGCTGGTACGGATGTTGAATACAGAGATGCTACAAACATAAATGCAAAACCAAAACCTCCAACAAATTTAACGACTACCGAATCTTTGTATAAGGAAATAATAAATCAAAACGCAGATACAGACACTAATCAAAAGAAAACTAATAAGGCAAAAATAAAGTCAATGTTAGCTTTAAAATGGCAAGCTGCTGATGGAGTTGCTAATTACAAAGTTCTTTATAGGTACGCAAACAATAACTTCAAATCAGAAGAGGTACAAGGTACTACATTTGAGTTAAAAAATATCAAACCTAATAGGTTATATGATTTTAGAGTGCAAAGTATATCTCCAGGAGGCAAATTATCAAGAAAAGCTGCATTAAATAATGTTTTAACACAAGGAAAAACAGCAGCACCAAATCCTGTAACAGGCTTAGCAATAACAGTAGACCCAAATAAAGGTTTGATTCTTACTTGGAACGAGAATGAGCCCGATCCAGATACTTTCGATGGAACTAATCCTGATGTGTTATTTAAAGATTTAGATTTAGTCGGCTACGAAATACACATTAATAAAAATAATACTAATAACGTGTCAGATAGTAATTTTGGAAATAAAAATGCTGCTACTTTTTTAACAAGGGCACAAGCACCAGACGTTGAACTTGGAGTTAAAAAATTAAAAGCTGTAACAGGAGGTACTTTTGGAACTGTTTTATTTTTTATAAAAGCAT